TTTGCATATGCTATTGCACAAAATCAAAGTTGTGCAAATATAAAAAAGTGAAATCAATTGCACAAAATCAATCTTGTGCAAACATAAAAACACTTCGACTATATAGAGGTCATCAGTTAAAATAATTTGATTATCAAACCTTATAATTTAATAGAATTTAGTTAAACACATTTGAAGATTTTATATCTGTTCATGTGTTTTTTTTGTGTGTTATAGGAGGTGAAAAATGAGTTTAGGTAATAATGTTAGAAAAATAAGGCTAGAAAAAGGAATATCGCAGGAGAGATTAGCAGTAAAAAGCGATTTAACTACACAAACTATTTATTCAATAGAATCAGGAAAGACTAAAAATCCAAAAATAAATATTGTAGAGAAAATTGCTAATGGATTAGATACTACTATAGAAGAATTGACAAAAAAATAAATTGTACCACCTAGAAGGAAAAGTACAATTTAATAATTTATATGTGTAAACATATAGAAGTATACAGGAGTTTAGACAAAAAGTCAATAGAAAGGAGAAAAAGAAATGAGTATAGCACAAGTATTATGGCTTTATGATTGTATGATTTGTACAACTTACGATGGAGATATGAATAAAATTAAAACATTTGATGAGGAGGATTAATATATGTTTTTTAAAAAAAGAAAAGAACAAGAATCTTTATTAAGAGCAAGAACAAAAGCTTTAAGAAATGCTGAAAATAAAGTAGCAGAACTAACAGAATTACAAAAAAGAGATTATCACAATAATTATATATTACTTCAAGAAAATAGAAAACTTGTAGAATTACTAGCCAACATACATAAGTTAAGCATTACTCATCTAATAGGATACGAAAAAGTGGCTTTAGAACAAATAAAAGAACTAACACGAGGGTATTAATCCAAGTGAAAGTTCGAGGTAAATATAAAAATTTGACAGTTAAAATATAGCATAATTAATATCAAAATGCAATAAGGGAGATAAAAAAATGAGCAATTTAAGTTTATATAACATAACAAATAAATTTGTAGAATTAATGGATAAAGCTGAAAATGAAGAGTTATCAGCAGAAGAAGTACAATTAATAGCATTAGAATTAGAACAAGAGTTATTACATAAAAGTTCAAATATCATAGCATACATAAAAAATGGTGAAAGTTTAATAAATGCAATTAAAGATGAAGAAGTAAGACTTGAAGAAATGAGAAAAAAAGGAGAACGAAAGCTGGAAAAATTTAAAAGTTACGTATTAGACAATATGAATAGATTAGGAATAATAGAAATACCAACAGAGTTAGGAAGTTTAAAAGTAGTAAAAAATCCAATATCTGTAGAAATAGAAAACGAAAATGAAATACTTGATGAATTTAAAAGAGAAGTTACAACAATAAAGATTGATAAAACAGCTATAAAAGAACATTTTAAAGAAACTGGAGAAATAATATCAGGAGCTAGAATAATTACTAATAAAACTAGTTTGAGAATTAAGTAGGTGAAATATGAATATATACGAGAAATTATTAAACATAACAAATGAAATAGGAATTATTAACAAAAATCTAACTGTTGGTGAAGGAAAATCAAAATATAAGGCAGTTGGTGAAGCTGATGTATTAAAAGCAGTAAAAGAGTTAGAAAATAAACATAAGATATATTCTTATCCGAAAGAACGAAGAATAGTAGAGAGTTCAGTTTTACAAACTGAAAAAACATATAACGGAGAAACAAAGAAAAGTCAGCAAAACTTTTTACGAATAGAAACGATATATAGATTTGTAAATATAGAAAATACAGATGAATTTATAGATATTACTACATACGGAGATGGAGTAGATACACAAGATAAAGCTCCAGGAAAGGCTATGACTTATTCAGATAAATATGCTTTATTGAAAGCATATAAGATAGTTACAGGAGATGACCCTGACCAAGAAGCAAGTCCTGAAAATGTAGAAATTACAAGTAAAATAAAAAAATTGAATAAAGTAGAAGAAGTGAGTAAAGTAACAGAAGTAGAAGCCAAATCAATTTATTCATTTATGATACGAAAAGGATTAGATGTTGTTCCGTTATTACAAAAAAATTATGGAATATCAAATACATCAGAATTAAATAAAGAACAATATATAAGCATACTAAATAAAATAAAGAATATGCCTGATAAAGAAGCATTTGACCCTAACGATAAACACAATTACGACGGAGAACCTTAAAAACTAGGAGGAAAATATGGTAGGCACAATAGAGCAAGTAATACAGTATCTTTTTAAACAAGATAAAACAAAAAAATATGAAGTAAAAGAATATAAAAATAAAAGGTCTAACGATGCTAATGCCTACTTTCATGTTTTAGTGAATCAATTAGCAAGGTATTACAACATTGCAGATGACGAAATGAAAATACGAATGAATTTAGATTATGGAACAGTAGCAAGATTTGAAGATGGAAGAATAAAAGGTTGCAAAGTACCAGAAGGAACAAACATAAAAGATTTTTATAAATATTCTAAATGGTATAAAACAGACCAGGAAGGCAATGATTGTTATATTTTTTATAAGGCAACACATGAACTAAACACAACAGAAATGTCGCAATTAATCAAAGGAGTAGTTCAGGAATGTCAAGATATAGGAATAGAAACAAAGTCAAAAAAAGAAATAGAAAGTTTATTAAAAAGCTGGAATGGCACTAATAGAAGTTAAAAATATGTGGGTAAGGATAAAATTTTTATTTGTTAGTGCCATTGAGCCCCCGAAAAGGAGTGTAACATGATTGTAATAGATTTAAGTAATAGCTTCCATCCTGTTCCAAAAATAAATGAAGTTAAAAAAATACAAAAAAGTACACAGATAAAAGGTAAAAAACATAAGCAAACAAAAGAAAAGAATATTCCAAAAAAAGTGAAAATAGCAGTATGGAACAGAGATAAACATAAATGTATTTTTTGTAACAAAGTAGTAGATGTATTTTTTGCAAATGCACATTTTATTCCAAGAAGTGCAGGAGGATTAGGTATAGAGCAAAATATATTTACCGCTTGTGAAAAATGTCATATAGAGCAGGATAATGGTAAAAACACAAAAGAATATGATAAAAAGGCAGAAAATTATTTAAAGAGCATCTACGGAGAGCATTGGAATAAGAAAAATTTAGTTTATAGAAAATACAATAAAGGTGATACATAAATTAAAGTTCTATTTTTACGAAAGGAGAAAAATGTGGCAAGAGATAGTTTTATATTTTATAGAAGCTTTTATGAGGCGATAAATGAATTGCCAAAAGAGAATCAAGCAGAAACTTATAATGCAATAATAAAATATGCATTAGACCAAGAAGAAACAAAACTGACAGGAATAACAAGAGCAATTTTTTCTCTTATTAAACCACAATTAGATGCTAATTACAAAAAATATGAAAATGGAAAGCAAAAGAAAAGCAAAACAGAAGCAAACGATAAGCAAAAAGGAAGCAAAAAAGAAGCTAATGTAAATGATAATGATAATGATAATGAAAATAAAAATGTAAATGATAATGAAGTAAAAACACACTTTGCAGAATTTGTGTCTATGACCAATGCTGAATACGAAAAGTTAGTGAGCACTTATGGACAAGATTTTGCAGACCAATGTATTACAGAGTTGGACAATTATAAAGGTTCTAAAGGAAAAACATACAAGAGTGATTATAGAGCTATATTAAGTTGGGTAGTAGACAAAATTAAGGAAAAAGGCATTAAACCTAATCCAAAGGAAAAAGAACAACCAAAAAGAGAAATTTATTTTAATTCAAATGATTTAACAAACGAGCAATATGTGCTATATATGCAAGGAAAATTAACTGATGAGGATATACGAAAGATTCTGGAGGCAAAAAATGTACAATGAAGAACTTGAAAAAGCAATGCTATATTATCTGATTTTTGAACAATACGAGTGCGATTTGGATAAAGATGACTTTGTAGGAAGTAGAAATATTAAAATAATAACAGCAGTAAATGAATTGAAAGCTAAAAAAGAAGAAGTTTCTATATTAGCTATACAAAATCAAATAAAAGCAAAAAAAGATGATGTTTTGTCATATTTAATATCTTTACACGAGTTTATTTATGGAACTAATGCTGATTCAGTTTATAACAAGCTAATAGAACTTAGTAAAAAAAGAAAAATATTTAAAGTTCTCCAAGATAGTTTGGTTATAGCTGAAAATGAAGAAATTGATGTATTAGCTGAAAATGTTATTAATCAGATAAATCAGATTCAAAGTAGAAATGATAAACAGAAGAATTTTTCAGAACAAGTAGCTAATACACTAGGAAAAATTGAAGATAACTACAATCAGAGAAATGATTATTCTTTGTATACAGGTATAAAAGATTTAGATGAGAAAGTTTTAGGATTGCACAATCAAGAATTTACAGTATTGGGTGCTAGACCAGGTGTCGGTAAAACAACAATGGCTTTACAGATGGCACAAAATATAGCGACAAAAGGAAAACAGGTATTAGTTATAAGTCTTGAAATGAGCGATACACAAATAATCCAAAAACTAATCTCTACTAAATCCAGAGTAAATTCCTACAGAATGAGAAGAGGAACATTAGAAGATAAGGATTGGGAGAGTATCTGTGTTTCAGCAGGAGAAATATCAACTTTACCTATTACTCTAATATCAAATGCAAACACTATTCAAAAAATAGAAACTATTATAAGAAAGTTAAAGAATAAAGGAAAAGTAGATTTAGTGATAATTGATTACATACAGTTAATTAGCAATAAGGGCAAATTCAATTTAAGAGAACAAGAAGTGGCAGACATTACAAGAACACTAAAACTTTTGACAATAGAGTTAGATATACCAATTTTAGGGCTATGCCAATTGAATAGAAATGCAACAAAGCAAGAACCTACTCTTGCAGATTTAAGAGAAAGTGGAAGTATTGAACAAGATGCTGACAATGTATGGTTTTTGTATCAAGAACAAGAACAAGATGCAAATGTGATAGATGTTACTTTGAAAATAGCGAAACAAAGAGCAGGTGAAGTTGGAAAAGTGTATCTAAAATTTAATAAGCCTAATAGCGAATTTATTGGGATTATGAAGTATTAAGGAGTAAAAAAATGCAAAAAGCAAATTATGATATAACATATTGCCAAAGTGAAACATGCACAAATAAATGCTGGAGGCATTATACAAATTTTGAATTTGAGCAAGGGCAAAACTATTGGTTTCAAGATAAATGTAATGAGGAGTATGCAGTTATTACTCCTAAAAATGAAAAACATGTACCGAATATATATTAGAAAAGGAGAAAATTATGATTATAGTAAATCAAAACAAAGATGTGATTGTAAATTTTGATAATATTGTAGGGCTACAAATAGAAGATAACGGTATAGAGGCAATATTTATAAACAATGATGATTTAATATTGGCAGAATACAAAACAGAAGAAAGAGCAAAAGAAGTATTACAAGAAATAATAAAAACATATAAAACAACAGAGGGATATAAATGTTCAAACAATTTAAGCTTTCACAAAGAATTAATAGAAGATGCTGAAAGAAACAATAGAGATGTTTTTTTATATGTTATGCCATCAAAATAGGAGGACATTATGAAAAAAGTAAAATTAAAATATACAAAACAAGGTTATTCATATATTAAATGCACAAAGGAAGATTGCTTTAATTGGGGAGGAATGGCAATATGTGATGATTGTAGTGCAGATATGGAAGAAGTTTATTTGATATTTGTATTAAATAGAGCACTTTGCAAGAAATGTTTTGAAGAGTGGATTGGATTTTCAAGAAGGTATGATGAAGATTTATTGATACAAAAACAAAATCAAAAATATTGGTATAGAGCTCATGGATTTGAAGTAATAGAGGATTAATTTATGAAACAAGTAGAAATAAAAGAAGTAATAGAAAATTTAATCTTTGGTAAAGGAAAAGTAATAGATTGTTCATTGAATGGCAAATGTACAGGATGTGGAGAATGTTGTTCTAATTTTTTACCAGTAAGCCAAAGTGAAATTGACCTAATACAAAAATATGTAATAGAAAATAATATACATCCAGCAAAGCAAATGCTGGTTATGCAAAGCAGTTTAACATGTCCGTATTTTAATGGTAAAAAGTGTTTGATATATGAAGTAAGACCTTTAATATGTAGAGAATTTTATTGTTATAAAAAAATGGATATAGAAATGGCAAAAAAATTCCAAAAAGAAGAACATATATCAGTAAATATGTGGGCAATAGCAGAAGAAATAGATAAACAATTAAAAAGGATAAATAATGAGAGAATTAAAAGAACCATGTAAAAGTGCAATAGCAAATAATAGATGTAGAGGTTGTGTAGGATTAGCAGAAATAGATTGGCAAGAACCACAGAAATGTCCATATTTAATAACTACACATGAAAATATTGAACAAATTAAATTGAATTTAGGAAGAAGGAGCTAAAGAAGAAATGAAAAAAGATGTATGTCATTGTGAAGATGATTTAAATAAAATATCCAAAATAATGAAAGAGCGAGAAGAAAAAGCATTTAAATATGATTGTTTAGTTAAGAGAATAAAAGAAAAAATAGCAGAATTATACAAATATAGAGCAGGTTTATTAAAAAAAGATTTAGCAAAAGAACAAAAAGATTTAACTAGTCAAAATGTATTAGCAGTAACAACTTTTAGAGATATTGAAGCTTATGGAAAAATAGAAGTTTTACAGGAGTTATTAAAGGAGGCTAAAGATGAATAAGGTAATAAGTAGAGAATATGTAGAAAAGAATTATATACATAAAGATGTTATAAGAGAAATTCTAAAAAAACATGGAAAAAAGCCTATAACAGAACAAAATATAGTTAGATTTTATAAAGAATTAGAAAAGCAGGTGGAGAAAACAGAATATGTCAATAAATAATAGGGCTAAATATGGAAATAAAAAAGTGCAAGTGGATGGAATAAATTTTGATTCAGAACTAGAAGCAAAAAGATATAGGCAATTAAAATTATTACAACGAGCTGGAGAAATAAAGAATTTAAAATTACAAGTACCATTTCTATTGCAAGAAGCATTTAAAAAAAATGGAAAGATATATAAAAAAATAGAATACATAGCAGATTTTGTTTATGAAGAAAAAGGACAAGTTGTAGTAGAAGATGTAAAAGGAATGAAAACAGAATTATTTAAAATAAAGCAAAAACTGTTTGAGTATAAATATCCAGAATTAAGTTTGAGGATAGTTAAAAAGGAGGATATATAGTGGAAAATATAGAAGTTGAAGAATATATAAGAACTAAAAATGGGAGAATTGCGAAAATAGATACAATAAATAATGTAAGATACACTTATTGGACGGCAAAAGTTAAAAGAAAACCTGAATTAGTAGGAACTTATAGAATTTTAATAAATGGTAAATACGAACTAGAAGATATAGTAAAAAACTCTAAAAATATAATAGACCTAATAGAAGTAGGCGATTATGTGAATGGTTTAATAGTGCAAGATATAATCAAAACAGATAAAAAACACATTTTATACGTTAATGGAGATTATACAAGTGGAGGCATACAAAAAAATGAAATTAAATCAATAGTAACAAAAGAGCAATTTGCTCAAATGGAATATAAAGCAGGAGAAGAAGTCAATGCAAAAATGTGAAAAAAGTATTATTAAGTTGATAGAAAAATGTGATAACTGCAAATTAAATGAATGTATTAATTGTGAAATCAGTTGGGCAGAAGTACAAGAAATAAAGAAGTTATTAGATAGAGTAAAAGAATTAGAAGAAACCAGAACATAAAGCTATTATAGAAATTCATATAAACGAGTTACAAGACATATTGGAGGATAAATAGAATGCAAGTAAAAATAAATGGAGAAGCAGAAGACTTAAGTGCTATGTTAGTCGGTGCAGTAAGATATGCATTAGGTAGAAGAACATATATAGTAAATTGGACTTGTGAATTTATAGAAAATAACAAGCATTTGCTAATAGAAAAAGATAAGTTAGTAATGATAAGAGACATAAAAGGGCAAGAAAGATATGGCTATGGAGATGAATGTGATAAGAGTGATTGGATGAGATTATTAAAAGTGCTGGAGGATAACGATGACAGATAGAGAAGCAATAGAAATATTAAAAGAAATAAATGACAATGATTTTTGTAAAAATGCTTATAAAGAATTACAAGCAATATTTGTAGTCTTAAATCTAATAGAAACAAAACAGGAAAAAATAAAAAAATTAAAAATTAATAATAAAGATTTATTAAGAAAATTAAAAAATAGAGTAAAAGAAGCAAATAAATTAAGAAAATATAGTTTATATAAAAAAGAGTTTTCGACATTAAATAAACAACTAGAAAATAAAGATAAAATAATTAATGAAATGGCTAAATACATAGGTGAAGAAGATACAACAGAAATATTTTGTAATGGTAAGACAATGTGTGATGAAGAATGTCAGAAATGTGTAAAAAAATATTTTAAAAGGAAGGTTGCCGATATAAATGTCGGCGAGCTAGATAAGTAGTATATTAAAAATAAAAGAAAATATGCAATTATATACTAATATTCGTTTGAAAAATATGCAAACAAGGAGAAAACAATGTTAAGCAAACAAGAATTTATTGAAACCATAGATAAATTAAAAGAAGTAAATGATTTCGTAGATGAAGTCAATACTAAAGCAAGAAAACTAAATGATGCAATCATATCAGACTTCTTTAATGCAAGCAGTTTGTCAATATCACATGAAAATCTAGTAGTTAGGTTATTAGAAAATATGTTTAATGATAAAGAGATAATTAGCTGGTGGCTGTATGAATTAGACTACGGAAGAAAATATGAAAAAGGGTGTTTTCAGGACGAAAATGGATTAGATATAGATATATCGTCTGCAAAAAAATTATATGATTATTTAATAAAAAATATGGAGGATTGAAATGGAAGATATAAAAATAGATTTAGAAGAATTAGAAAAACAACAAGAAATAAAAATAAAAGAATCAGGACATTACATAGAAATAAAATTAGTAATGGGAGAAGAAACTAAAGAGCCTATATGTAGGTTAAATATACATGGTGCTTCAACTATAAAGATGGCAGAAGCTATAACATCATTAAAAGTGCTTATAAAGAAAATGATTGAAACGAATCCTATGGCAGGAGTAATAGCAGGCACAATGGGAGCAAAAGGAGTATGTATAGATGGAAAAACAAATAAAGTAGATGAAATAATTGAAATTTAAAGGGGTAATGTATTATGCAATTAACAAAGAGGCAAGAAAAGCAACTAAATAAGGTGTTTAACAATCCAAAACATCTTCGTAAATGGGTAGATGATGTATATCATGATATGATAAATCAATGTGAATTAAGAACTAAAAAGATGATAGATGAATATTTAGATATATATAGTGTTATAGTAGCTTATACATTACATTATGTTTGTGGTTTTGGAAAGAAAAGATTACCAGAAGTAATGAAAAGGATTTGGAATAATATAGATTCGCTTAAAGATGGGTATTTATCAATAGATGATTGTGTAGAAGATTTAAAGCAATATGATATTGTATTTGAAGAAATAGTAAATTCAGAAAATAAAGTGAAATGGAAGGAACAATAATATATGGATATAGAAAAAATAACAAAACAATCAGTTCAAATAATAAATGATATGTGTATATTTGATACAGAAATGAAGATTAAAAATATAATTTCGGATATAACTTTTATATTACAAATTATTATAATAATTCAACAATTAATTTTATCAATTATTTTGCCAGAAGGGTCAAGTTTTTTTATACTTGCAACTTTCCCTATTTGTTTAACAATTATAGGATTGATTCAAACCTATATAAGACAACAAATAGATAAAAAAATGGAAGAGTTAGAAGAAAATATTGATTTTAATACTACAGGAAGAATAAAACCTAGTGTATTTAATGCAATGATAGATGGACTAGATTTAAAACGAAAATATCATATATGTAGAGAATTAGATGGTGAAGGATATATAAAAGATTGGACTTTATATAGACAAGATATGGAAACAGAGGAATATTTTTCAGATAGTAATATTCCAATCCTGGATAGTAAAAATAATACTATAACAGATTTGATTATTTATGCATTAGAAAATAAAGAATAGGAGAAAAAACAAATGGTTAGAAATAAGATAGATAAAGAAGTAAAGAAATATATGGAAAGAGAATTTCGACAATATTCGACAAATAAAAAACAAATTGAAAAATTGGAATATGAAATAAATTCTAATTCTACAGAAACAATCAATTATACTTCTACTAGGACTATCTTATATCTAAAACAAAGGATTTTATACATAGAAAATGTAATTAAACAGTTAAAACCATTTGAAAAAGAAGTATTTGATTTAATATTCAAAGAAGGTTGTGATTGGACTTATTGCGAAAATATGAAAAATATAACTAAATCAACTTACTATAATATCTACAATAAATGCATAAAATTGTTAGCAGAGGAGTGGGGAGAAATATAAAAAACGTGGAAAAAATAAAGAAAATCAAAGGTATTTTCTATGCTACAATAAAAATGTAGTAGGTTTCATGAAAGAATATTATGAGGTTATTTTTTCAGAGAGTTAGTAAATAAAACTTACTAACTCTTATTTTTATATTGCGATAGGGTAGCAAAGGAAGCTTCCTAGTTTCAAAACTAGGTTTTGTCAGTTCAATTCTGACCATCGTAACCACAATATTAATATACTAGATAAATTAATATCCATAAATATGGCTATATCTTTTTCAGGCTATATCTCCTTTGTAAATTTTGTATATATTTTTAAGACATCCAGCAAGATATTCTAGTTATCTTGTTTTTATATAAATAGTATGCAGAGTAATGTAGTTAAATTGTCCAATAAATGAACTGATTATACCTTAAACCTATAATCAAGCATTAGTAAGTGTCCATGTAAATCACATGCTAACTATTTGATTTATTGCTTTGCATAGTGTTTATAGTGAACAGCTTGAACAAAACTGTTCAGCAATCGTTCAGTACAAAGGTGAAAGGAAAAAACAAGATGGAATTATGTGATACTTGTAAACCGATTGAATGCAGGAAAAACATAGTTACGAAAAAAAGAGGAAATCTAACAACAATAAAATGTCTAGACTATAAAAAAGACATTGAAAAAGTAAAAGGCTATAAAAAGCCATTACATGTAACAGCAAAAAGAGATGGAGTTATAGAAATAGAAAGGTAGATATATGGAAGTTCAAGTAGTAGCAATATTAAAAAAAGAGTATAACAAAAAAACAGGTTTATGGGAAATACTAGAACAAAGAATAAACAATGTTCAAAAAGTAACAATTGATTTATTGAACGATGATTTTGCTATAAGTAGCATGAAAGAATTAAGATATTTATTCCTTAATAAGGAATGGTATAAATTAAGTTTAAATAGTTATAAACAATGCAGAAAAAAGAAATTAGTTGGCATATAGAAGGTGATGCAGATGACTAATAAATTAACAGAGAAACAAAAAAGCTTTTGTAATGAATATTTAATAGATTTTAATGCTACAAGAGCTTATAAAGCAGTATATACAAGCTGTAAGAAAGATGGAACAGCAAGAACCAATAGTAGCAAACTACTAACAAATACTAACATCCAAGAGTATATAAGAGAACAGCAAGAGGATATGCAACAA